TTACGTTGCCTCGTGGTATGAGGCGATAAATTATTAAAAAATCAGCGTGAAATACGTATATGCCATTTGATAAAGACGGAAATTGGAGAGCAAATCCAAAACAAGAGATATTTCTTGCTCTACCAATCACAATTAAGGAAGCTTTGCTAGGTGGAGGTGCTCAGAGTGGAAAGTCTGAGGTTCTCCTTATTTATCCATTAGTAAGACAATGGTATAAGAATCCTAGGTTCAAGCAAGTATTCATGCGTAGAACATTTCCTGAACTACGCAATGAGATTATACCACGAAGTAGGGAGTTTTATAATAAGTTCGGAGCTACATTTAATAAGACAGACATGTGTTGGACATTCCCTAGAGAAGACCAGTATGGTGGTACAGGAATGACCAATGATGGAGCAATGATATTCTTAGGACATTGTGAAACTGAAGATGATGTTCATAAGTATGATACTATGGAAATTAACTTATTCACTCCAGATGAATTAACATCAATGACAGAGTGGATTTACTTATATATAGGATTTGAACGAGTTAGAGCACCAAAGAATTCAGATTTACCAGCCGTTATCAGAGCGGCTGCAATGCCTGGAGGTATTGGTCACACATTTGTTAACAAAAGATTTGTTAAACCATATCCCTCTGGTGGTAAGGTTCTCGTTGGGAAAGGTGGAAATAAACGAATTTATATTCATGCTACATTAGTTGATAATGAACAATATGGAGACCCTAAGTATGCACAATCTCTTGAAGGTTTGCCTGAAGCAGAAAAGAAGGCAAAGAAATATGGAGATTGGAATGCATATTTAGGACAGGTATTTGATGAGTTTAGAGATAAGCGTTATCCTGATGAGCCAGATAATGCACTGCATGTAATAGAACCAGTTGAAATACCGGCTTGGTGGCCACGATTGTTGATTGGTGATTGGGGATTTAGAGCAATGACCTGGATTGGTTTTGCTGCTATTTCTCCTAATAAACGTCTTTACATTTACAGAGAACTTCACTGGATTAAGACTAGAATTGAGGAATGGGCACCTTATGTTAAAGATTACTTGGATAAAGAAAATCCTCGCGTTGTCAAATTCTGCAAAAGTGCAGGGCAAGATAGAGGACAAGAACATACAATCCAACAGCAAATAAGTTCTGCATTAGGTAGAAGTGTTCAGTTGACTAATAATACTTCTGGCAGCCGAGTTGCTGGTAAAATGTTAATTCATGAATATCTTCGCTGGAAGCCAAAGTATGTTGTTCAGAAAGAACAAACAGTATATAGTGAAGAGTACTCAATGTGGTTAATGCGTAATAGAGGAATTGAAGAGTATAAAAAATATCTTACTTCATTCATGCCACCAGAGCCTGAAGATAATATTCCTAAATTACAAATTACTAATGACAATCCAGTTCTAATTGAAGCAATCAAAGCTTGCTCTTATGATAAACCTAAAGATAATAAACCGGCTGAAGACATTGCCGAATTTGAAGGTGATGACCCTATTGATGGTCTTCGTTACATTGTAGATGCTGCTGAAGCATTCTTTGATGAATCTAAAGAAGAATTTGAAAGAATTCAAAAACAAGAAATATTAGTTCAACATTTGCAAAATACTGGAGACTGGACAGCTTTTTATCGTAACATGAGAGTAGTGGAATCTGGCTCTGGTGTTCAACCAGTTAAGAGATTTCATTCTCATGCTGGCTAATAAATTACCAAAGTGTAGGTTTGGTTGTCATAATGCAGTATTATTAGTAGAGCTAGATGAAGGTTGCTTTTGTTTTCCTAATGACAAAAAACAATGGTTGTGTATGCAACACTTTGTAAAGCTAGAACAATCTTATAGGGTTATTGCAGATGTAATAAGTCTAGGATGGGTAAATCCATGCTTAAGTGGATTCATCAATTACTAAATCCCCACTGTGAACAGTGTCGAGATGAAAAAGAAGATTCTTCTATTTGTAAAACTTGTGAGATACTGAAAGTTCAGCTTGAAGTTTCTAATAGTGAGAAACGATTATTGCTTGCCGCTATTATTCCTCAACCAAAAGTTGAAACTACAACTAATCCTGTTAATCCAGAAGCAATTAGAGGAAGACATATTCCTTTTAATGTTCGCAGGCAGATGCTAGAGGCCGAAGATAGAAGAGAAGCTGCATTGATAGCTGCTAAACAGAAAGAAATTGCAGAAGTTCCAAAGGATGCTTCTATTAAAACTACAATTTCAATTCCACAGTCTCAGAGTGTAGAAGAATTAGAGAAGGAGTTAGAAATTGGCTAATAGAATGACATCACCTTCTGATTCTGCAATGAATAGAATGTTTAATATGTCAATGATGAATCCTAGAATGCAGCAGGGAGTCAGAGGTGGAACAGTATCACCTACAGGGCAAATGGTTATGCCACCTACACCTACACCTACGCTTAAGCCTACTAATACAATCTTTGACCAATCACAACAGCCTGTATTGGGTAATATTGCAAGGCCGCCTATGCCTCAACAGCAACAGATGCCAACGCAGGAAGAAGATATTAATAGATTGAGATTACCAAATCAAATGATTTCTCCATCTCCTGAAATGATGGCTAAATTGCTTGCACAGATAATGTTTCCAAGTGTAGGTAATAGGAGATAACAATGCCAGTTAAGAGTAAAAAACAGTATAATTTTATGCAGTTAATGGCTCATAATCCTGAGAAAGCTAGAAAAGGTGCTGGACCATCATCTGAGGTAACTCGTGAAATGATTCATAAAACCAGTAAAGAACAGAGAAAGAAGTTTGCCAAGAAATGATTTACAAAATAACTATAAAACATAGTACAAATTATGAGAATAGAACTAATAAGATATTAGTTGGTGCCAAAGAAATTGGTGAATCTGTTGGAGTTGCCCTTAAAAAAGCTAGAGATTTAGGTTGGAAAGAAGCTGTAGTAATTAGCTCGATTGAACTTAATGCCAAAAAATAAAGAAGTCTCTGAAGATATTCAGAATCTTCTAAAACAAGTTGCTGACCACTTCGATAATGAGGACAAGTCCGTTCGTGAGAGACAGATAAGGGTATGGAGGCAGATTAAGCTATATTGGAATAATATTAGTAACATTTGGTATAGTGAGGTTGCTCATGATTGGCGCATCTGGCAAAACGATGGAAATAATACTGATGATGAATCAGCCTACTATGATAAGAATGTCAATGTATTCAGAGCATATCTGGAATCAATCATTGCAGCATTATCAGTTAGCGTTCCAGCAATTAAATGTTCTCCAGATGATGCAGATGAGCCTCTTGACATTCAAACTGCTAAAGCTGGAGATAGAATTGCAGAGTTAATTTCAAAGCATAATGATGTAACTTTACTATGGCTTCATGCTCTTTATATCTTCTGCACAGAAGGAATGGTAGCTTGTTATTCGTATCCTAAGTCTGATGAGAAGTATGGAACTTATGAAAAGAAAGAGTATAAGGAAGAATCAGAAGAAACATATCTCTGTCCAGAATGTGGTGATAGAATTGAAGACCAACTAATTGAACAAGCAAGACAGCAATCATTAATTAACCAAGAACAGCAGCAAATGTTTCAGGCTCAAGAAATTCCACTAGAAGGACAAGGGCAACTAAATCCTGAGCAACAGCAACAACAGATTATTCCACAGCAGCCAGCAGACCAAGATTTCACAAATCAGATACTAGATGAGTACATGCCAGATGATTCTGATATTGATTTACAGAATATAGTCTTAAATGAAGATGAGATTATTTGTCCTGCTTGTGGTGCATGGCTTGACCCAAATTTAGAAAAAGAAACTGTAGTTATTACACGTCTTGTAGGAGTTACTACTAAGCCAAAGAGCCGTCAATGTATGGAAGTATATGGTGGCTTATATGTAAAAATTCCATGTTATGCAATGAAACAGGCTGATATTCCATATTTAAGATTCTCATATGAAACTCATTTTGCTAATGTAATTGAGACTTATCCTGAATTGTATGATAATATTAGAGGTCAAACTAAATCAGCTCCTAATACTGGAGTATATGATGTTTATGAAGCATGGGGTAGATTATCTCCACAATACTATGGTGAATTTCCAATAAATAATGTTACTGTCAATAATTATTGGTTTAGGCCAGCCGCTTTTAATGTTCTTCAAGAGGAAGAAGCAGAAAAATTAAAAAGGAAATTTCCTAATGGTTGTAAGTATGTTAAGGTAAATGAATGCTTTGCTGAAGCAGAAAATGAAGCTTTGGATGATTGTTGGACCCTTACTCATAATCCTCTTTCTGATTATTTGCAGCATGACCCTCTTGGCCTATTGCTCGTATCAGTTCAAGATATTACTCAGGAAATTATCTCATTAGTTCTTCAGACTATTGAGCATGGTATTGGCCAAACATTTGCTGACCCTGCTGTGTTAGATTTTAATGCTTATAAGCAAGCAGAAGTTAGACCCGGAGATATTTTTCCAACTAAACAAGCAACTGGAAAGAATATTGGTGAGGGTTTTTATGAAATGAAAACTGCTACTCTCTCTGGCGAAATTTTGCCATTTGGGCAGAAGATTCAAGAGATGGGGCAATTAGTTTCTGGTGCTACACCTAGCTTAT